CTCTATAGAATCTTCTTTATTAGAATCGTACTCATTAGTACAGACGGCTAGGCGTTGATCTGTGTCGGTATACTCACTCGTCATAGTGTCATCTCCCATACATCTTTTTAAAAAGTTCTGCCTGCTTTCATCACTATTAGGTTTTGGAATAGGCATATTCTACATATAGTACAGAAAGGGTTTCATAACTACAAGATATAGTTGAAATTAAATAATTAAATTAATTGTTGAACATTAACCCATTATGGGTATATAATAACCTTATATTAACTTGATGTCCTTAGGGCAAGGAAAAATAAAATGAAAAACCTTGAAACTGAAATCGGAAAGAACTGGCAACACATGAGTTATCAAACTTATCGTGCTTTCAAACAAAAATTATTAGACTATTCTGACAAAGAAATTGCTGATATGTATTACAACCTTGAATGGGTTTATGAGTATGCAGGAGAACTTTACTCTTGTTGTGATTGCGAAGAAGATTTTAATTATCATCATAAAAGGATTAAATATATTTACAAACTGCTTGAGTTTATGTACGAGTCTGCCGACAGAGAGCATGAAAAATACTTGAATATACCTATTGAAGTTCATATTCAAGAAGCTGATGACGAAATACTTTTAGCTATGAATGAGTTTAAAGTTAATGACACAACCATGACACAAGACCTTAAAAATCTTGTTTGTGCTGAACTTTCTGCAAGGGGTATATCATGAGAGATTATCAAAGAGATAAAGTTTATGTTTGGGAGCAATCTCAACCATGGTTTACTTGGAATAGCTATCTGACCGAAGAACAAATTCTTGATGCTACAAAAAAACTAGATAGAAATATTTCTTACATGCCTGTTGATGGTCGTTTTTACGAAGAGGTAAAAAACAAAAAAACAAAAATAGTATTCTCAAGCGGAAGGGGTTCAAGTCTAGCTAGTAAGAGAAGAATACTACTTAAAAGAGAATGGGCATTAAATTACAATGTTTTATTTCATGAGTACTCGCATAATCTTGCGCCAACCCATGAGCATCACGGAGAAAATTTTGTCAGCATCTATTGTTGTTTGCTAGTTGCCTATCATCCGCAACGACCAACCTTTAAACAATTAGCTGCAAGTCTCAATGAGCATAATGTAAATTTTAAAGAGTTTGATTATTGGTGGAATAAATTAAAACTATCAAAAAGAATCAAGCCTTTTGCTAAGTGCAGTGAAGAACCTTTGCCAAAACCTATTACGAAAAAAAGAAGATCTGCTAAACAAAAACTCATACAGCTTTGTGAAGAATACGATTGGCTTGAATATGATGACGATTGTGGGTATGAATATTTTAAATGTGAGATTTGGGACACAAGAGTTGATGAGCACAGAGAGGAATGGTTTGATGAGATGACAGATAACTCTGACTCTTGGAAAAGGGCATATCAATATGCTCTACAGTTGGTAGAGAGAGACAAACAATATGGTAAGACATTCTTGGTAGATTAAGTCATATCCCTTTCATCAGCATAGACAATTACACACCTACAATTAATAACATTCTTAGCGCCACCCCTTGAATCTCCAGCAAATCCCATTGAAACTCCACCTACAATAAAATCTTCTGCCATATCAACTGTCTGTCCGTTTGCTGCTGCATGTGTTGATCTTGTTCTTGCGTCATTAGTAGCAACCCACTTCTTTAACATTTTTACACCTAAATCTTTTTCAACAGTAGCATGATATGTGTGATTAGCAAAAGAAGCTGCGCTGTGTGTTTCGGTTCTAGCTATTAGTGCTGCACGACTTCTACTAATCGGTAGAAACTTGTCTGAAACTTGTTTAGCAATTTGTGGCAATGTTAGATTTTCTGCTCTACCTTGTTCTATCAATATACTTATTCTCGTTGCTATTCTTTCTGATATTCCTGTCAGTATTAATTGCCTGCTAGTAAAATATTGATTAACTACAGCTTCAAAGTCTACGCTTCTACCGAATATAAAGGCTTCATCTGCTTTGCGCATCATTTCATATTTATCCTCATTGAGTTTATAAATAGCCTGAAAAGTCCTTTTGTAATGAGCAAGCATCAGCGGAAAAAAATCTTCGTTTAAAGATTGAGCTGCAACAGTAGTCTCATAGATACCGTACTGTTTATAAAGATGCATATGCACATTTACAAACTTTCTGAATAGGGTGTTGACCTTTTTAAAAAATCTTTTTTCTAAATTGTTTCTTAATACTAATTGCCTTCTAACTTCTGCTCTAGAATTAACTCTACCTTGCCTAAAATCATTTAGCCTTTTGGTATTGTTTTTCATTTACTAGATAATGGATGACCTTTGGGAAATAAATCAGTGTCATGTTTGCCACCTCTGAACTTACCTGACGATAAGGCTCTCAAGAAACTATTTACTCTCGCATATGCCCATTGATCAGGCGAGCTTACACTAGGTCTTACGCTTGAAGGGTTAGTTCTGTAAGCTCCGACACCCCTTCTAAAGACCGCTTCAAGCATTCTTAGGTTTGCTCTTTTAGTCTTGCTGTTGCCGTGTTTTTCGTTGTGATCTTCTACTTTTTTCTGTAATGCTTTTTTTACTTTACCTGACAAAGCCTTCTGATCTTCTTTGACTTCTACATGGTCTTGTAAAGCAAACTCTTTATCTTCTTCTGTGATGATTTGTTGGCGCTTTCTTTTTGACCAAGCAAAGCCACTGTCTCCGCCCCAAAGCAACCATGCAATCTTTCCTGCACTTGGATAGCCTTCTTCGCCTTGTCTGAAACCTTGTCCTTGTTTGTCTACTTCATGACGACTAAAAAAACTGTACATTCTTCTAACTGTAGATATAGATAATCTTTCTTTGGCAACCAATTGATTTGCACGAGCAACACCGACTGCAGTACCGCCCCTATTGAACTTTTTTCTAAGCTCAAGCCCTCTCTTAGCTTCTTCTGCCATTTCACTGGTAGGAATCGTATTAATATCTGACAAAGCCTTTTCTTCTTCTAATAAGAAAGCTATTTCCTTATCAGTTTCCTCGTCATCATAATCTTGTAAATCTTCTTCATTGACTGGGTTCTCAGGCTTCTGTACACCCTCGTCAGTAAGTGGGAATAGGTTTGCTGATATGTAGAGGTCATCTGCACCGTCAACTGGTTCTAAGCCAAGCTGTTGCCTTGCTTCATTTCTAGTCATGATGCCTTCTCGCACGGCAGAGGTAACATTCTCGTAAGTTCTTTTTACTCTTTCTGATAGTGCAGGTATAGAATCAATGTCAAACTCTAGTGTCAAGCGATCATCAAACAATGGTATTAACCATTCATTTAAGTCAGATGCCATCTTTCTAAGATGAGGAATAATTGTTTCTTCATACAGGGCAAGCCTTGCTTCTGCTACATTGGCGTAGGTTTGACTATCAGGAACACCTACAAGCTGACTAGGTACACCAAAACAAAGAGCAATATCTGTTGCACTCATATGTTTTAGATTTAAAAAATCCATATCCTTAGGACTAAGACCCATTTCTTTCCAATCAAAGTCTCCCTCTAGCAACAAAGGTCTGCCTGCGTTATTTGCACCAGTAAACCTATTATTCATATCAGTGATAAGTTGCTGTCTTTGTGATTCACTAAGATTAACAGCAAAGCCTTGATCATCTTGTGGCTTAAATACTACAGCACCACTAGGTCTTGCTCCGTTCTGCAAAAGATTTACATTATGTTTGCTTGACATATTGAATTGATCTACTTCAACAGCAGCAGCACTCATCGGACTAAGTCCATAGTAGTCATCTAGAGGGTTCCATAACTTAATATGTTTTAGTTCACTAAATCCGTTTTCTTGGTCTATTAAATAAGTTTGCGCAACTCTACCATTGACCATGTATTCATATTTTTCTGGAATTGGTTTGCCACTACCTTTGATGTTTATGCGGTCTGGTCTTAGTTGATGCAGTTCTTTTGGTGCGCCCATATCAGAGCCAGTCTTAAGAATGTAAGCATTACCACTAAGTAATACATAACCAAAAAGGCTATTAAAAAATTCGCTATACGATTGCAGTGGGTTTGGTCGCATTAGTAAATCAATCAACGGATGTTGCTCAATGATTTGATCACCTGCTTTTATTACAAATGGTACTGCGCTTGCGC